CAAATACCAAGGAAGACGCAGTGCCTAAAACGACATTGCCTGCAAAAGTTGCAGTGCCTGTCATGTTTGGGTTATTTGCTGCAAGCTTCTCTGTGTCAAGCTCTTCAATCGCAGCTTGAACGTTGCTCGCCGCAACATTGCCTGTTGGGCTGAACGAAACGTTGTTTGCAGCCGTAGCGGCCAGAGCCGTTGACAGGTCGAGAACCTGCCAGCTTGTGCCTGTAGACAGCAAGAAATCAGGCGGTGCAAGAGCCTCTGCTGGTGCGTTGCCAGATCCCGTGCCAGAGACACTGACAGTCAAATAATGATTCAGGTTGCTAGACGCTGGCGCAATCAATGCCTGACCGACAGTTAGACCAATGGCAGTGCCTTTAGCAGTGACTGAAGCAACCGTGTTTGTGTTCGCGTTATAGGTTCCAGCGAACACAATCTCACCGCTAACAATGTCAATCGACTTGAAAGCGTTTCCATCGTAGAGATAGAGATTTTCGTTAAATGCGTCATATAGAAATTGACCGTTAAAATCCGCAGTTCCGAAATCAACGACGCCGTTTGTATCAGGAGCGCCAGCAAATCTGACGCTTGAACCATTAGCAAGCTTGCCGCCGGTTACAGCATCGTTGGCGATCAGGGATGTTCCAATCGTTCCAGAAGTCAGCTTGGCTGCGCTGATGTCTGGAATGTCAGAAGCAGACAGCGTGGTGCCTGCAGTGACGTGACCACGAGCATCAACAGTAACTTTCGGATAAGTGCCAGCAGTAACACCTGAGTTGTCATGGGTCAGCGCACCAGCCCCGCTGACTGACAACGCACCAGAAGGAACAGAAACGCCACCCTTTGCGCTCGTTGTGCCTGCAGGCAGATCACTTGCAGCGAGGGCAGTCGTTGCTGTGATGTGGCCTTGGGCGTTGAATGTGATGCCGCTAGTCGTTCCAGCCGTAATGCTGTCGGTGTGGTTCAGTTGACCGCTGCCAGTAACGCTCAGACCGCTGCCAACAAAAATGCCACCAACTGCAGAGGTAGTTGCCTTGGGCAGATCACCAGCAGCAATGCTGCCAACAGCAGTGATATGGCCTGAATCGTTGACGGTAAATCCGTTCTTGGTCTGACCAGTGACGCTGGATTGGTGAGAGATAACGCCACTGCCATCAACACTCAATCCAGAGGCAGACGGGACACTAATGGCGCCGCGAGCTGATGCTGTTGCCGCATCAACTGAAAACGTACCTGACGAAGAGGTCAGACCAGTACCAGCCGCCGCACCACCAAGGGCAGACGCAGTTGCTGCAGGCAGGTCAGTTGATGCAATGACTCGTGAGCTATACGCACCACCTGCACCAGTCGGGCCAGCGATAAACTCCTTTGCCCCTGAGCTGCTGCCTAGCGAGCTAGGGCTAATAGATGCAAGCTTGGCTGCCGGGATGCTGGCGTCATCAATTAGGTCAACGCCCTGCTCAACCAGGCTTTTTACAGTGACCTTTTTGGTCTCGCTTGCGCTTACGTCGGCAATGGGCAGAACATCAGTCGAAGCTACGTCGGCTTCATTCAGCTCTGTAAGGGCCGTGATCTTCTGATCTGCCATTACGCCAAGCCCCTACAAGACTAATCTTCAAGCTCTAGCTTACCGCTGCCAGGCTGCTCAAGCAGGATGCGATCAGTGTCTTCCTTCAGCACATAGTTAGTAGTAAGACCAATCCCAAGTTTTGGAGTAATGGCCCCAGTGGTCACAAAATTGAAGTTAGAAACCGTCAGCTGGCCTGTCCCTAAGCCGATCGCGGCGTTGGTGACGATGCCCTTGAACTCAAAATAAAACTGGTCTCCCGTCGAGTCCAGGTTCTTGCCCTTCTGGACAATGTGCAGCTCAGCGTCAAACTCAGCGCCAAGTTTTTGTCGCAGGATCAACTCATGCAAGTAGCTCGGCACATCTGAATCAACTGTCAGGCCAGCAATGTCTGGGTCGTAGTGGAACTGACATTCAATGCTGCCGCTGCCGCTGATCAGGCTGCTTTCGTTTTTGCGGAACTCATCGCCCAAGGCAGTGATGTCTACAACCTCCCGGTCGTTGTTCAGCTCAAAAGAACGAACCAATCCCAGGATGTTGTAATCGGCTTGGACGCTTTTAACCTCAATCGGGATAGCGGTTGTGATCGCAGCAAGCGTAATTTTGCCCGTGCTGCCGCCGTTCAAGGCATTAGCAAACGTGTTATAGAGGCAAATGCCGCCAAGCTCGTCAACGTTGATGTACCAAGCACCATCAGGCAGCTGACTGCCGCCGTCCCACCCTGAACCGTCAATAAAAGCCAGGTTTGCGCCGTTAGTGCTTTTAATCTGCAGCCGATCACCCGTCAGCAGCATTTCCTGCGGAAAGTCAAAGCTAAACCGCTTTTTGCTGACGTTGACATCGCCAGGGTCAACCGTGCTCGTGAAAGTAGTGGAAGGGGTGCTGCGCCGCAGCTTGACGACGCCTGAGTTGCCTACAAAGACGGTCATAGCGACTTGCTGGTGAAATCACCGCTCATTGTGTAATTCACGTTTACGCGCATCACTTCACCGACAACGCAGGCCAGTTCGGCACTGGTCAGCACTGCGTCAAACTCCAGAAACTTATCGTCGAACTTAAGCTTCAATCTTGCCGTTGCAGTGATTGAGACGTCTGCTGTGGTGTCTTGATTGACTTGATTCAGCAGCTTGACTGGCGCATCGTCGTAGTACAGAACCGTTAGAGCACCAGACGCAGTGCGAACACCAGTGGTGAAAGTCCGCACATCTTCGTTCAACACCGTTACTTCAAGCGCATCGGTGTTAGCAGTCAAAGACCACTGCACAACCTTGGCAACGGCCACCCCGCCCAGCTCGACACTGCCATCTTGACCCGCGTAATACTTAGCCATGGTCAGGCACCCTCAAGCTCGCCAATGAACTCACAAGTAACTGTAGACAGTCCTGGCTTAACGCTTGTAACTGATGGCGGTGATGCGTATTTCCACTTCAATGCACTGTTCGTTTCGCGAATGAAAGGGGTTAGGCCCGTTCCCGCACCAGCGGCCACATTGCTAGTGGTGAACTGGGCGTAGTTATCGCCCTCCATCACTTCTACATAGTTCTGCAGCACCTCTGCTGCGTCTCCGTCTGTGATGTTTGAAAACGTCAGCGACAAGCGGCTGTTGGTCCGCTGGTTGCCGTAACGCACACGCACCACAGCTCCGTTCTGCGCTTGGAACTGCGTCTCAGGGAAAACGCCAGGCGTGTACGACCTTGCGCTAGGAACCAGTGCCGGAAAACTAATCGCGGTCATCTGAACCCGGCAAGAACTGGTTGAGATCTAGGTTGATTGTAGCCAGTGAACCAGTGGACGTTAAGGGCTGGTGGGTGCCGGTCACGTCAACATAGCCCTCATCGTCAATAGTCAAGCTGTCGATGCGATAAACACGCTTCAGCTCGTTTCTCATTTTCAAGGTAAAAATTGAGCTAAAGAAGGTTTCGTCTCCTGTCTTCATGTCAGAAACAGGCATCTGCCCTTCAACAACGTTTTGCTCTCCTGAGCCCGGCTTCCAGTAAAAAATATCGTATCCATTGGAATTATCAAGCAGCTTAGATGTTGCCGTGATGTTTCCTTCAGCGTCAACACTGCCATTATGCAGACGAGTTGTGTGCGATGCGTTTGAGATAACTTTGATGTAATCGCCAGCGTTCAAAGCCATGGCAGAACTAGGCGTAGTCTTAAAACTAATCGTGTGGTCAATGTGCTTGCGTGTGGTCAAGGTGTAAAGAGCAATCGTTTGGGCATGGAAACGATTAGTGCAAAAGCTGGTCAAATCAATAGCGTTTTCTGGGTCTGTTTCTGACCCGCCAAATTGATCTTTAAAACGGAACCGCAATGTTTTTTGCTCTGAAAACCCGTTGGGCTCCTCTTCTCTGTAAGCCACAACCGCCTGCGTAAGCTGCCGCTCTTCCGGCTTCAAAAAACTGACTTGCATATCTTTCATATTGCCATCAGTAAATAGTGCTTTAATCTGTCTGTTTATGTCTTGGGCGCCATCAATCTTGTAAGTGGCACTGTTGTAAGGGACAGAAGGCTCTAAAGAAAACTTGCCGCCAACAACCTTGAAGTCGAGCAAATTGAAGGCAGCATTTTGGTGAATAAACTCGCGCAACGGAACTTTGTCCTCAATCACTCCGTCGTATGTAAAACCGTTTGCATGGCAGAACTTGGCCGCAATAACCATTGCATCACGGTCTACAGTCTCTGCAGGAATCTTTTGACCTGCGCCAATTCGCTTGTTAACAAGCAAGTTGTAGGCAATTTCTGCAAAATTATTAGTTGCTGCGGGTGCTGCGCTCAGAGATGCCGTCGCGCCGTCATCAGTAATAAGCCGCTCTACCTTAATGCCCTGCTTCACATAGGCAGTTAACTGGCCCATAGAAGTCCAGTCGCGCCCAGCTAGCACGCGCAAGCCAAGCAACGACAGGTCATCATATTGGACCCTAATCGGGACACTATTAGTGTCAGTACCAGGGCGCACTAATTCGTTAACAAAGGCCACAGCGTGTTCTGGTCCGTCCTGGTGGCTGGTCCGCTCTAGTTCGTACTTGGGGAAATCTGCAATCGCATCTAATGGGTTGAGATGCTCCCGACCTTCAATTTCAACAGTCTGCTCACGAACAGCTTTAATCTGGATGCTTACTTCAGTGCCGTCACCAAAGGTGTGAGTTAAAACTTCCCCTTGTTTATATCCTGAGCCGCCGTCACTAATTAGCCACTGCCAAAGCCCTGGGCCAAAACTTGAGGCATTGATCTTAAGGCCAGTTCCACTTCCACCAGACAGTGAATACTCAGCAGGAGCACCGCCTGATGCAAACGCTCTTTGCTCAACAGGTGCATACCGTTCAATCGCAAACAAGTCGCGGGCTGTTTCATTTGGTCCTGAAATGTACGAGCCAACTTCAATGCTTGAAAAATCTGTAAGCGTTGGCTCTTGAAATTGAACACGATAAATAGGATACAAACTATAAGTGCCACTTGGATGCGTGAACTGTACTGCTGCACCTTTTCTGTACTGAATTGGGTTTGCACGAGTGGCCGGTAGACCAATAAAAACGTCTTGATCTGCCCATTGGCCACTTAAGCTGCCTGTATTGCTTTCCATCACATAAAATACATTTAGTACATATATCTCTCCATTGCTATTAGGGGCATCGGCTACAACCCTTGTTGGCTCGTTTGGCACTTCTAGCCTTGTTGATTGTGAGCCGCGACGATAAAGCGCATTTAAGTTTTCCTGTCCTGGCTGCTCAAAGAGGCTCAGACTTACTGGGTTGCCGCCAATAATTAGCTCTGTTGCTTGTGAAGTAGCACCGTACTTAACGTAATTGTGATTTGAAAGCGGCGTTCCTGAAAAAATAAATGGCAGTTCTTGCGTTGACTGCCATGTTTTTTGGCTTGCGGGAATAGTCCTTATTTTCGTTGCAGCTTTGCGATACACATACCCATCATCTTCGATTACTTCTAGCTCTCTAAATTTTCCACCCCAGGCGGCGTATGTTGCACCATCCTCAGTAAGATTATCAACATTTACAAGCACGCCATAATTAAGGAAAAAAGCTGCCTCGTTGAAGTCAACCCGAGTTTCACTAAGCTCAAAATTAGCGTCGATAGGGTTTTCACCAATTAAAAGGTCTGTTCCTAATTTGGTAAAACTATCTACAATTCCAGTAACTAATATCGTTTGATCTTCGATTGATTGGAATTCAAACTGTACGTTAGAGACGCTATCCCTTGTAAGCGTTACCTGCCTGCCTGTATAGCTGACAATAAAAGATCCTTGCTGCGGAAGAGTAGTCCTACCTTTTCCTTCCAATAAGTTAACAACGACTGTTTCGTAGTCATAAAGATTCCCGAAAATTGTTCCAGGAACAGGCATTAGCCTGAACTCATATTCTCCAAAAGGATGCGTGATTCTTACGGTGTTGAATTGAGGCTGCGGGTTGCTCCCCTTGACAGCGAAGTATTGACCAGGCATAAGGTCCGTGAACACTGTGTCAGTAGTTGCATCAACGTCCCTTAGTTCAAGCCGGAAAAAGCTATAGCGAGTCTGGTAAGCCGATATTCGCCCTAACTGAAAAGACTGCCTGTCTTGCTCAAATTTTCTGAGTGTTGCAGCGTCTGGCTCGCTTTGAACGTTGGCAAAATTGTCTACTCTTTTAAAGACCGTGCTTTTAATGCCAATTTCTGTTTGATGGCATTTCCTGTTATTAGTTACCGTTCCAATACTTACTTCCTGCAAGTGCGTGCTGTAATAAGGAATGCTGCCCGTCACTGTCGAATTAACGTTCGATAGGTTTGCAAAACCTCGCTCTAAACACTTAAATTCAAATTGCTTGGTAGGGCGATTTTCGCCGTTAACTTCCCATGGAATATCAGAACGAATGTGCTGGCACTTCAACAAAGCAGTGCCGAACAAGAACAGGTCGCCTATTGCAATTTTTGTATCTGCATCAATGGCACGCTGATCAATAGCTGAATTAACGTCACTTAAGCCAAAAGGCTCGAAACCATCTGGGTCTTCACGATCTTGTCCGATAGTGAATACCAACTCATCATTTTTCTCAATCGTGACAGGAACAGGCGCATCGGGATCTGACGCAAAGACAGAAGAGCCACCGCTTGCACGATGAAGCTCATTCATTGCCATGCGACCCGAAAAAGGCGTGTTTATTTTTTGCCGTTTTGGCGCAAGCTCCCCACCGGTCCCCTTCATTAATTGGACAATGTCGTATGGAAGGTGGTACAAAGCCCCGTTGGGGATTGGATTATGGCAGCCAAAAGTAGTCTGGGAAGATGGCGTGCGTGCTCCACAAAACAGCCCCTCAAACGTGTCTGTTATGCGGTCATACGCCTCAAAAACATCGTTATGCTCTAGTGGCGGCAAACTGCCCGCGTTGGTGATTGCGTCTGACTCTTTTATCCGGCCACCTTTTACAAGATCGGTATAAAGCTCAGGGTTGTTTTTAAAATATGCCTTATAGCGAGAGTCTTGATAACTACGTAAAAGCTGGTCGCCAATCGCTAGCCCTTCAGGATCTGGAGTTGTCAAAGAAGCAAGACCCAAGGTCGTTAACATCTTTAATTCTTGGTGCGTGCCTTTGCTAAGAAGCTGCGACCAAAGCAGCATTGCTTTAACGCGAACACCTCCAAAAACGCTATCAGCATCAGCAGGATCGACGACCTGTTTTGTAAACACTAAAGGGATAATGCTTCCCAGCACTGCAATGTCCTGCAGGCTGTCAAAGCTAAACAGCTCGGCAAATTTTGTCTGCCCACGGACATCAGCGGTGCGGATAGCTGCCGGGTCTGGCCCAGGGGGCTTAGGCGCAAGCAGCACAGAAGCTGCTGTGAAAGCAATGCCGATCGCAATGTTGATCAGGTAAGGCGTGATTGCCGCATCGCATCTGGGATCAGGAATCAAGTCATATTCCGGCCCGCGCTCTTTAGCCTTGCAATCAGCAAGGCGACAGAAGTGCCAATACTCTTCAAGCGTTAGCCCTAACGCATCAATAATCTGCTGCTCTACCGGCAGTAGAGAGCGGCGGGAGTAAGACCGCTTAAGGGGATCCATATCACTCGAAGGTCTCTGAATTGCAGCCATCCGCCTTCGTAGAAAGAAGCCAGCCCATAGCTGCCATCAGCGCAATGGACTAAGCCGAGTGTGCCCACTTTAGCTGCATCTGTTTGTCTGCCCCATAGCCCTAGTTGCTCAGGGAACACTGAATAATCCTTGCGCCGCAGCCTGCGATACCAAGATCGCTGCGGCAACGGCATGTCGATTCCGTACCAAGCCTGCACAGCTGTAGCCAAGCTCAAGCAATCAGCGGCGCCATGCTTTTGCGGCACAGCGCCAAGCCGGTAGGGCAGCCCAATCAGCTCGCAAGGGTCAATCAAACGTTGCTGATGCGAGAGCTTACAGGCAACGCACCAACGTTTTTGGAGAGCAGCACTTTATTAGGGACAAACGAAGAAATAGCATCAATGGATGAGCTGAGGTTTAACTGCACAGCTTCAACGTTGTAGTTCAGGCCAGACGCAATCCAATACTCAGTTGTCAAAGTGCGACTCGGTGCAAATGTCGTCGGGTTCATCAACACTGTATTGACCTCGACCAAATAACCGTTTTCTCTGGCTTCCCGGGCGTAACCAATGCTGATTGCATTAGCAGCAAATGTCAGGCTGCTTTCAATGTTGTCCCCAGAAATAGCTTTTGTTGCACCGCTATAGATGAACGGCAAAAAATCAAAGGACTTTGAATCGTATGTGATCGCGCTAGTTGTAGTGCTGTTTTGAAACGCGAAATGTTCGATGCTTGTGTCCTCGCTATCGGTAAAGCGAATGAACGTTGTGATGGCTTCGAGTGTCATACGCCAACCCTGCTGCGAACGCTGCGTTTATTCACGAGATCACTGTAGACACCACGACGGCCCATCTCTGCGCCACGTTTTGCAGCCTGCGCCATGCCGC